TAGCTGTGCTCTTGGTGACCTCACCCCGGGTGAATGGGGCAAGCAGGCCTGCATCATTGATATCTGCCTGCACAAGCTGAGCATAGAGGCTGATATCTGAGGGGATTGCTGCCTGAGGCACAGGCATAATGTTGCCCTCAAGGGGCATACCCGGCTGCAGGTCAACCTCAATGAACTCCCCGTCAAGGCCTTGGCTTATCTTCGCAGCCCCATCCTCACTCAGGAAGCCTGCCCTGACCATCCACTGCCTTGCCATCCGTCGCACACCCTGCGCCTGGTAGGTGCGCATGACGTTTAGCTCCCTGAACTGGTCGAGACTGCGACGGATGAGGGAGTAGCCGCGCAGTGGGGTGTCAGGGTCACGCGAGAAGTAGAGCGGGATGATGGGCACCACAGGCCTGCCATTGGCCGTCTTGTAGGGGATGCCCGTGCGCTCATGCTCAAGGTCTGCCTCAGGGCGCTGACTGTCTGCTGCAGTCTCAGCATCCAAGGCACCCACCTGCACAGTGACACCCTCAAAGAGGTGCTCTTGCCCGTTGCTGTAGTCTGGGGACCACACCACAAGGTCATCAGAGAGCAGGTCATACAGCTCCACCACCCTGACCCACTGCTCTTCTGCTGGGGTCTGTGTGGGGTCACCCAGCCCCATCAGCTGGTCTTTGCCCGCTATCGTGGTCGTCTCAATCCACTTGGTGTAGCTCCTGGGGCGGAACTCATCGGGGGTCTTGCTGTAGCGCTCGCAGGCCTCAAGCAGTGGCATCAGGTACACATGACCCACATAGCGCTGCTGCTCCCAGCTGGTTGCAGTGGCATCTACCACAACCTCCCAAGGGGGCAGTGCTGCGCAGCTCACCCGCTTGAGCGGGTCTGCACTCAGGACGGGTGCCAGCTTGAGGAAGCTGCAGGGGTAGATGAGTGCCAGCCGGGTGGCATCCTCGAGCTGCTCCCGCACAGTCAGCAGGTAGGTATTGGCTGTGGCCTCTGCTACTTCTGCGTTGCCCCTGCCCCGGATATCTGCCTGCACCTCTACACTGGGGTTTTTGGCATACAGGGAGCCCAGGTAGGACTCTACTACCGCATAGGCCTTGGGCACCTCGGTGCGCAGGATGCCATCAAGGGTGGGCTGCTCCTGCTGAAAAAATCGCGTCATGTAGAGGTTGCGCAGCTCCCGCAGCTCATCCCGTCTGCCATCCCAGTAGAGGTCATGCTGCTCACAGATTGCTTGGCACTGGGTAGGGGTCAGCATGTGGCTCTCAGAATGGCAGGTTGTGGGAGCGAATACGACGCGCCCTGCTGTGAGATATCAGGTCGTCAATACGGGTCCTGCCCGATTGTAGCGCATGTGTGCGCCATGATGACGGAATATCGCGCAAGCACCGATATGCTAACGCCATAGCCATAGCACTGTCATCATGTGCCCCATTGGGTGCCTCAGGTGCCACCTTGCCTGCAGGGATGGTGAGGCTGCGCAGCTCCATCCAGCTCACACGGTCCATGACCTTGACCACCTGCAGGGACTCCCTGAGGGTGTCAAAGGCCTCCAGTTTTGACTGCAGTGTGGTGACCCATGGCTTGCCGCCTGGTGCCCTCCACTGCTCACGGTATCCGCAGTGGCTCACCTCGAGCAGGAAGGCATGCCCATGGTTGTTTGACTCAGCAAGCATGAGCGCCTGGTTGTACCGGCTTGCCACTTGGATGCACCTGTGCGCCCAGGCAGCTGGGGTGATGCGGTTGTTGCGCTCCGTGTAGACCGGCTGCATGGTGCTGACTGACACTACACAGAGGGCGCTGTAGTCGCCCCCTACCCCTCCCCCAATGTCCACACCCATGACATAGCGATCATGAGGGTGGGGTGCCTCAATCTCCCGCCCATGCTTGCTGCCATGCAGCTCGTGCTCAATCACATGGATGCCCTGCAGCACTTCCTCCCCGTAGTAGCCACCCTCTCTGCCCAAGAAGCAGTCATCGAGACAGGCAGGGTACTCGCGTCGGAACTTGTAAGGCCCAAGGGTAGCGAGGTACCGCCTGCGCCATGCAAGCTGCCCGTCACTCAGGCCATAGGCTGTGACCAGCTGCTGCTCTTCCTCAGTGTGCTCGAGGTCATCTGGCTGGGGGTCTGCGTACTTGGGTTCCTCCTGCCACCAATGGGTAATGAGGTGCCACCCGTTTTCAGGTGCGCCTGCAATCAGCTCACTGAACCGGTCCCCGGGGTTGTTGGCCGTTGACTCAATCATGAGCAGCCCATCACCCACTGCACTCAGGGCCTGTGCCAGCAGCTCTTCCTGGTCGAGGGCAAAGGCAAATTCACTGAGCAGCACAGCCTTGGGAGAGAATGAGCGCAGGCCTGTGCTTGACCTCGAGGTGAAGGCCTTGAGGCTTGCCCCTGTGTCTGCAAGGCGCAGCTCACCTTTGGCACGGGTGTCAAGCTGCCTCTGCAGGATGGCAGGAGGGTGGTGCAGCCATCTGCGGTTGTCATCCAGCAGGGCAGTAGCTGACTCAGCCCTCAAGCTCACCAAGGCGAAGAGGGCAGCAGTAGGGGTGCTCATCCACTGCTGATGCAGAACCATCTTACAGGCTGTGGTAGCAGCTACCTGCCTGGCCTTGATGCAGATGATGCGGTTGTGCCCTCGAGCTACTGCCCGGAATATCTTCTGCTGCATGGGCAGCGGGTGAAACGGTATCTCCCGCTTGCTGTCTTTGTCCTGCACCTTGTGGAGCTGGCAGAACCTGGAGGGGTCACCCAGCAGGCCTGTGACCTTGGGGTGCAGCTCGGGTGGGATGCTTGGCGGTATGTAGATGCTCATGGTGTCCTCTCACCTACAGTCTACCACTCCCCCACCAAGCTCAACACGTTGCGCAGCTCCTGCACATCAGGTGTGTCTGTGCTCTTCTCTGCCCGCTGCTGGGCTGCCTGCTTGCTCCACTCGAGCACCCTCCAGGCTGCATCCATCTGCGCCTTGTTTGGAGTCCTGGAGCCCTGCAGGGTTCCCTCAATGCAGCTGATGGCCTCAGGAGCAAGCTGAGCCACTGCCTCAAGCAGCTGCTCTTCTGTCATCGGTTTCCGGGTCATGGGTATATCTCCAGAGTGAGGGGTATCTCTTGACCTGCCAACCCTGCACACCTCTAAAGGCCCATGAATAGCCTAAAGTGCAGGGTGTGCAGGGTTTAGAGAGATTTCTTCTCTTAGTGTAATTCTACCTTCTGAGGCTTGAGCAGAAAAGTGCTCTCAGGGTGCACACCCTGCACTCTGTGCATCAGTAGCGCGTCTTGAGGTGTGCAGGGTTGACAGGTCCAGACTTATGACCTGTGACACAGCTATGACCGAACTGTGACAAAGTGGGTCCTATGGTACCCTTGCACCCATTGGTACCACGGGGTAATCTGGCTCCACCTTCCCGCTGGTTGGTGTGCATCAACCCTTTGGGGCGCAGAGCGCCCCCATGCGGCTTCACTGTGGAAAGTATGCCGGCATGCCAACCAGCACCCATTCTGCCTGCCCACTGGGCGTGCCCCACCCTCGAGCTGCCCCCAGTGAGGCAGGCACTTTTCCCCCAAAGAGAGAGAGAACCATGAGTCCCAAAGTCCGTGAACACATTGAAGCAGCTGCAGGGGCTGTCATCATCTTTGCTGGCATCTACTTTGCCATGTGCCTGTGAGGTCTTCGATGGAACCAAGCGCAGATATCTACAGTGACCTCATCCACCACCTGCAGAAGATTGAGCAGTCTGCTGCCCGATTGACTCAGGATGCTCACCACATGAAAGGTGAGCAGCTGTCTACCCGCATTGAGCAGCATGAGCGTGCTGTGGTCTTTGCGGTCATTCAGATGACAGATGCTATCCAGCGCCTTGCACAGGAGAACGGACGATGAGCCTCAATGCAGAATACCGCCCCAGGCTGAGCCCTGAGCTGACCACTGCCCTGCGAACTGCTGCAGCCCTCGCAGGCCTGACAGTCCCTGACTACCTGGAGCAGGTTGTCACTCCCTTTGTCCGCACAGACCTGCAGCGCAGGATTGAGCGCAACCATCTGCAGCAGGTAGCAGAGGTGACCAATGGCTGAGTGGCTTGAGGTAGCTGCCCGTCTGACTGCTGAGCAGATTGACAGCCCTGCAGTAGGTGGGTGCCTGCTCGACCTGCTGGGGCGCGAAAAGTGGCGCGTGCGTTCCACAGTCGAGGGCTACAGCTTCCTGCAGCGCACCAGCTGCAAGCATGGCTGGGAGTGGGTTCCAGTGGAGACACTGGGGCAGGCCTGCATGGGAGCAGCAGCAGCGATGGGTTGGACTGTGGAGAGTGCAGCATGAGCGCAGATGAGATTCAGAAGAGCCTGCAGCTCCTGCGCCGTGTTCGGTCGCTGCTCGAGCTGTCCGGCTTTGCCAATGCTGCCCAGGCAGGCTTCCTGCTGCGCTTTGGTCTGTCATCCATCGAAGACCTGCAGCAGCTCAAGGCTGAGATTGATGAGCTGCTTGCAGAGGTAGATGACCTGTGGGGTGAGGGATGAGTTTGGGCAGCCTTCACTCAGCAGCCTTGTCTCTGCTCGATGTGCTTGTGTGCGACCATGGGGGCAGCTGGGTAGCGCGCAAGCAAGTTGATCAAGTGCTGCAGATGCAGGAGCGGACTGCATACCGTGGTTGGATGCGCCTGCATGACTTCCGCTTGGTAGAACTTCGCCCCAGTAAATACAGGCCTGCAGTCAGGGCCACCCCACTGGGGCAGCGCTTTATTGCAGCACAGTATGAGGAACGCCGTGAACGCTCAGCATCCTGACACCCGTGTGCGGTCAGTGTGGCCCCATCCCCCTGAGGGTTGCTGCTATGTAGAGCAGTCCCTCAAGGGAGGGGACTACATCAGCACGGGCTACTTCTTCCGTGGTCAAGTGGACAACAAAGGCAGGGGCAGGTCTGTAGAGAACTGCCAAGGGGTCACCTCCCTCTTCTTTGACCTTGACCTGCTCGGGCTTGTAGATGCTGCCCGCCTTGCTCGAGGGCAGAGCCTGCCCGACAAGGCTGCAGACAGAAAGGCCCACATGTACCACATCCCCGAAGAGCAGAGGCAGGCCTTCCTTGACCTGCTCCTGCAGGATGTGGGGGGCATCCTTGAGGCTGTAGTGGGTGAACCTCCTACCCTCACCATCTGCAGCGGGTGGGGTTTCCACTTTCACTATGCAGTGCATGAGTCCATGAGGCAGGAGAAGGCTGCCCTGCAGGCCTTGCATGCTGCCATTGTTGATGAGTGCAACAAGCAGGCAAGTGAGCTGGCGCAGACCTTTCACCCACCCTTGACCACCTACCACAAGGCTTTTGACCGGACCCATGATGTAGGTGCGCGCCTTGCCCGTGCCCCGGGGAGCATGAACACCAAGTGTTCATGGCGCTTGCAGCATGTGGAGGTGATTGCAGCCTCACCCACTGTGCTCACCTCAGACTTGGTGGGGCGCTTGACTGCACAGCATGTGAAGCAGGGGCAGCTCACAGCCAATGACAAGGCAGCAGCAGCCCCCAGCCCTGTGCCCTCGAGGAAGCGCCCAAGGCAGTCACGGGCAGTGGATGTAGACTTTAGGTCGCAGCGCCTGGCAGACGGTAGGAGCTGGCAGCAGCTTGCAGATGCCCTGGCACCCGGTGAACGGCTCAAGGTCATCTGCCCCTTTGGTGGCACCAGTGTGGGCAGTGGCTTCTTTCACAGGGAGGCAGATGGGAGAGTCAGGTACTACAGCGCCCCACAGGCCTGCACCTACTGGAACTCCTACCGCCCCAGCTCCACCCCCGGATTGGCAGACCTGCAGCGCAACCCGCCCAAGAAAGATGGGAGCCCCGGGGCCATTCTCAACACCATCACGAACCTGCACACCATGCTCACCCATGATGCAGCCTTCTCGTTGTGGTTCGATGAGTTTAGGCAATGCGAGATGGATGGCCATGAGGTCATAGATGATGGGGTATGGGTGCGAGTGGTCACCCACATGGAGCAGGCCTACCAATGGAACTGGCGACTGGGCAAGGATATGCTCTTTGCTGCTGTCGAGTATGTCTGCAGGCAGTCTGCCCGCAATCCTGTGCAGGCCTATGTCAAGCAGCTGCAGTGGGATGGCTGCCCTCGCATTGACCGGTGGCTGCTCGAGGTCTGCCATACAGATGACCTGCCCATCTACAGGGCCTATGCCAGCAAGTGGGTCATTGGCCTCATGGCCCGTCTCTTCTCACCCGGCTGTCAGCTACACACCTGCATGCTGCTGACAGGCCCACAGGGCTGGGGGAAGTCAACCGTGTGGCGGGAGTGGGCAAACTGGCCCGGGGTAGCAGACCTCTACTCAGACACCCGGTTCAATATCCGTGACAAGGATGCCTACCTGCAGCTGTATTCTGCCCTCATCTTTGAGGATGCAGAGATGGCAGGCTCATCCACTGCAGACCAAGAGACTCGCAAGGCCTTCCTCACTTCTGCTGTCGACCGTTTCCGGCCCCCCTTTGGCAGAAAGGTCAGGTCATACCGCCGTCATACGGTCATTACCATGACCTCCAATGAGCAGGATGTGCTCAGGGACCGCACAGGCAGCCGGCGGTATTGGGTGGTGCCTTGTCAGGGCAGGTCTGCAGGCCTCGAGTGGCTGCGCAAGTATCGTGACCAACTCCTTGCAGAGGCCTACACCTACTACCAGCAGGGCGCTGAATGGTGGCTCAATGCAGAAGAGTCAGCCATGCAGCGCAAGGCCAATGGGGACTTCCAATACTTGGACTGGTTCTCACAATGCGCTGCCACTGCTTGGGAAGCAAACAAGGGAGGCAAGCGCAACCGCTTCACTGTGGGTGAGTTTGCCAGCGCAATCGATCGCAACCTCAGCCCCCAGCGCTTTGGCCTGTCACTGTCTTCTGCCCTGCACTCTGCTGGTTTCAAGCGCCAACGGTCAGGTGGGGCCACTTACTACTACAAGCCCGGTGAGTCTCAAGGTGCTGACACCGGTATGCTTGCCATCAAGCACCTGACCCGTTCTGACTATGAGCAGAAGTTTCAATGAGAGAGGAAACGCCAATGTTTTGTATGTTCAGCTTCACCGATGACCGCAAAGAGCTTGCAGCTGCACTTGTGAAGGCGCAGACCCACATGGGTGCTGCAGTCAAAGACTCAAAGAACCCGCACTATAGAAGCAGCTATGCCAGCCTTGCAGCCGTCATTCATGCTGTGGTGCCTGTGCTCAATGAGCAGGGCATTGCTGTCCTGCAGATGCCCCACATTGATGAGCAGGTGGTGCAGCTCACCACAACCCTGCTGCACACCAGTGGTCAGATGATTTCAAGCACTGTGGGCACACCCATGGGAAAGAAGCAGGATGCCCAGGCAGTGGGCAGCGCCATCACCTACCTGCGCCGCTACAGCCTGCAGAGCATCATGGGCCTGCCCGTGGAAGATGATGACGGCAATGCTGCCAGCCGTCGGACTGTGACCACCTCGAGCAGTGCCCGCACAGTCCCCAGCACAGCACACAGCTGGGCTGCAAAACTTGAGCAGGCGCTCAAAGACAATGGCTTGTCCGTTGAGGATTTCAATGTGTGGGCAGAAGTAGCGCACCGCCCCAAGCTGGGAGGCCTGAGCCCTGACAAGGCGCGCATGGCCTGTGCATGGATTGAGACGGGCAACGGCGCAGAAGTCATCAAGGAAACCGTCACCAACCCTGTGAAGTGAGAGAGGACACCATGAGCAGACAACCTGAGCAGACCAATGTACCCACAGAAGAGGAAGTGGTAGACCTGCTGGATGTGAGCAGCTGCCAGCTCAAGACCGGTGAGATTGCTGAGCACTTTGGGGTCGAGTCAGGCAGCAAGGCCTTTGACCAGCTCCGCACCCTACTCAGGCTCCTGACAGAGCAGGGAGTCATTGCCTGCCAGCAGAAGCGCCCGGGCAGCCCTCGCTACTATTGGAGCCTCAAGGTACTCATCAAGCAGGCGCAGAAGGCGCAGCAGCCCCAGCAGCCTGAGCAGGTGCCCTTGCCTGTAGCTGAGCCCCAGCCCCAGCCCCAGCTGCTTACTGAGCGTGTTGAGTATCGTGACCTGGCAGACAAGGTAGACCGCCTGCGGAGGGCCTACGATGAGTCAGCGTTCCTGAGTCGAGTGCTGCAGGCTCAGTACAATGATGCTGCGCAGCAGCTGCAGGTGCTCAAGGCTAACTACCTCAAGGAAGTAGGCCTGTGAGCATCTACATCGGCATAGACCCCGGACCTCAGACCTGTGGTGTTGTGGTCTATGCTGATGGGGCAGCACAGCTTGCCCGCCCAAGGGCCACACTGGATGAGTGCAAGCTGCTGCTCTATGAGCTGGCAGCAGACTCCCCCACTGTGGTGCTTGAGCACACCCACCCCGGGCCACCCAGCTGGTCTGTCATTCACACCACGGTCATGCTTGGCAGACTGTGGGAGGCAGCAGAGGCCTTGGGCCTGACTGTGTGGACCGTTCACAGACGAGAAGTCAAGAAGCTGCTGGGGGGCAGTGACTCCATCATCAGGCGGTCAATCATTGGCCGTCATGGGCTTGACCCCTCGAGATATCACCACACCCATGACACCCCACTGCAGGGGGTCACTTCACACGCATGGCAGGCGCTTGCTGCTGTGCTCACCCACAAAGAGAGAGAGGACAATGGGACTGCCACAACCTGAGGAAACCGCCACTTGGAGTGATGCGGACTACTTCGCCTACGATGCCGTCAATGCCAGCGCCATCAAGCAATTTGCCAAGTCGCCCAAGGCCTATGGGCACTACCTGCGCAACCCACCCGCAAAGACCTCGAGCATGACACTGGGGTCAGCCATCCACTGCCTGACCTTTGAGGCAGATGCCTTTGAGGACCGCTATGCAGTGTGGGATGGGGGCAGCCGTCGCACCAAGGCCTACAAGGAGTGGGCTGAGCAGCAGGAGGGCAAGGAGCTGCTGACCGTAGATGAGCATGAGACTGCCCTGAGTGTTGCCACTGCTGCCAGCAATCACCCGCTGCTCAAGCAGCTCATTGGGCACCCAGGCACCCAGCTTGAGCGCGCCCTGGTGTGGTTTGGCTTCTTTGGCATCTGCAAGGCAAAGATTGACCTGCTGCACTACAGCGAAGAGCACGGGCTAATCATTCTTGACCTGAAGTCCACCAGCAGTGAGCTGGATGAGCACAGCATCACCCACACCATTGGCAAGTACAAAGTACACCTGCAGCTGCACCACTACTTTGAGGCAGCCTGCAGCTACTACCGCCTGCCCACCAACAACACACCTGCCAAGCTGATTGCCCTCTATGCTCGCACCTCTGCCCCCTTTGAGGTGTCTGCCTTTGAGCTGGGTGAGCAGACCAAGCAGGAGGTGAGTGACTACTACCAAGACCTTGCAGATGTGTATGACTTCTGCATGGCCTCGGGTCATTGGCCCGGGCAACCTGAGCAGCGCACCATTGAGGTGCCTACCTACTACTCCCAGCGCAAGTGAGGACACTATGGGAACTGCATCGATCACCCTCGTTGGCACCCTGATTGCTGACCCTGAAACCCGCAAAACCGGAAAGGGCACCACCATCTGCACTTTCAAGCTGCCCACCCATGAGGGATGGGGAGACAATCAAGTCACCACCTGGTGGCGCTGCACCTTGTTTGGCAAACAAGCTGAGCAGGCAGCAGACAAGCTCAAGCAGGGCACCAATGTGGTTGTCATGGGTGAGCCCAAGCTCACTGAGTGGCAGGGCAGAGACGGGGATACCCGCTACTCCGCAGAGGTCATCTGCCAGGCATGGCGCTATGGCCCCAAGTCTGCTGCAGGTGACAGCCGGTCTGCAGGTCGCAGCAAGGGACGGGGCAAGCCCGTCTACTCAAGCGATTACGCTGCAGATGAGGCAAGCCTTGAGGACCTGCCCTTCTGAGTCAGTCAGGGAGCTGGTCAAGTGCTTCCTTGGCACCTGCCCGAATGTCTGCCCGGGCATCAATGATGAGGTCAACCACATACCCAATGGCCACATCACTGATGCGCTCCCAGATGAGGGACTTGGGTTCAATCAGGGCATCAAGGGCCTTGACCAGCTCATCACGGCCACCTGCCATGAGCAGGCGACCCACAAGGCGCTTACGGTTTCTGTTCATGCTTCCTCCACATAGCGTGTGACCTTCTGGTACTTGCCCCCGGGCAGGTGTCGCAGGGTCTGCCCTCGAGGTTCCCCACTGACCTGCAGGCCTACATGACAGTGGCCGCCGGTCTGTGGGTAGCTGATAACTTGGTCCCAAGGGTCACCTGCTTCTGCAGCATCCTCAATGATGACCTGCGCAAGCTCATCAGCACTCAGCCCCACTGCATCTACATCAGCTGCCAACCCGTAACAGTGGCGGCTTGTGGAGCTGCCCCCAATGGCTGCATTGTGCTCAGGGGACCGGTAGCCTGAGGTGATGCGGAGAGGCTGCCCCAGCCGGTCCCTCAGGCGCTGCAAGCGAGGGGCAAGCAGCTCCCTGATGTTGCGCTCTACCTTGGGGGGCAGATGCTGCATGCCTGCGCTGCAGCGTGCGAACTCCACAAGAGAGAAGTTGTCAGTGAGGTCACCCATGCTGTGCTCCTACTTGGCTGCTTCCAACCGGTCACCCACCCGCTCAATGGCCTCGAGGATGGCCCCATGCTCATTGGCATGCTGAGTGGCAAGCCGGTCATATCTGTCACCCATCTTGACGATGTGAGCCATGTGCGCTGCTACTGCGTTCTCATGGCGCTGGTTGGCTCGCTCAAGCTCAGCCATGTGGCGGTCTACAGCTATCCGGCCCATGGGAACTAAGTGGTTGACTGCAATCTTGTAGGCCCCTGCAATGATGATGAGCAGGCAGATGACCGCAGACCCGGGGCCTGCGAGGTAGGGCAGAAGAGCATCAAAGGTCATACATCACCCCTTCACAATCTTGCTGACAGGCTTGTCAGACCACAGCTTGCAGCTCCAGTACCGCGCCTTGGTAGGTGGCCCAGGCTCACTGCAGTTGTGGCGGTCCCTGAAAGCCTTGCGCCGATTGGGACTGTCTCGCTTGATTTCCATGTCAGGGTCGCCAAAGCGCACAGTGTACTTCCTGCCCTTGTGGGTGCCTGTGACCACAAACTTCTTGCGACCATAGCCGGGCTCACCCTTCTTGATGCGGCGCACAGGCATCAGCTTGCCCGTGCCCATGCTTCAATAGCAGCCCGTAGGCCCAAAGCGTCAAGATGAGAGGCAAGTACAGGTGTGCTCTGCCCGTCTGCAATTCTGGCCTGAATATCAGCAAGAGTGTCTGCCACGGATTGAGACACCGGCCCACTTGCAACGACAAGGCTATTACCGCCTGCCAGCTCCATGACCGCACCACCGGAGCCGGAACCCTGCTCAATGATGGCAGCAGTTGCAAGGTATCCGGGGATGGCCTCGGAAGACTCTACCGTGCCGTGGGTCACATCAGAAATAATCTGATGCCCTTCGAGGTCGCCAATCAGGAATGGCTGCAAATCCATTATTCACCTCACTTCGGAACGGGCCACGCCCGCCAGGTGCTACGGGTGACAGTCCAAACCATCTGTGTGCCCGTTCCGCCCACAGCCCACAGGGAGCAATAGAGCGCACCCGTGTAGCGGTTAGCGGGCGGGAAAAGCGCAAGCCCATCGCTATTGCCGGCTGTGTAGGTCGCCCCAGCAGGTTTGAGCGTGGTGCCATCGAAAGCAGCCGACGGGTCATGAGCAGCACCGTAGGTCGAGCCGTTTACATAGAGCCGATGGTTCGAACTGGTGGGATTGACCTTCGGAGACTGCCGGTCAGTATCCACATACCGGGCAACACCCCGGACAATGCAAACAAGGTCTTGACTGGTCGAACCGTTGATGTCCCAGCCTGCCCCCACCCAGTCAGCAACGGGCTGGCTTCCCCAGTTTGGCGACTGCGAGTATCCGACGACCGCCGCTGCGCCGATGCCGGAGCCTGATAGCGCAGACGAGATGGTCGAGGTCATATCGGCTGTGAGCAGCCGGTTATCACCTGCGCTTGCGTGCAGCGATGTGCCGAAAGCAATACTCCAATCCATTGACGCGCCGGGTGTTTGTACCAACTCAAGCCCGGTTGATTTCAGTGTGACGGTCTGCCCAGTCGTTGACCGGTCCACAATATAGTCTTGACCGTTCAAGGTGTAGGTGCCATTGACGCTCAGGTCTACATCAACGCTGCCGTTGTCAACCCACAACTGCTGCCAGTCAATGTCAAGAATGGTGTTCACTACGGGAATGTCGGGCGTTCCAGCCATTCTCTCGGTGAAAGACACCTGCGAGGTAAGCCCGTCAAGTGTCGCCACCACCCGCACATTGTAGGCATCACCAAAGTCGCCTTCGGGCGGCGCAATGTAGCTTGGTGTAGTGGTGGTGGAATCAATCACCGGAATAGCGGCACCCGTGGAAGCCAGTTCAACCGTAGTCAGAAGGGTAGCCCCGTCCGGGTTGCTAACCGTGAGGGTTCGCCCCCCACTGGTCACCGTATAGGCTTCGCCGTTTACGCGCCCGGAGACGGACAGGCCCGGCTGAACAGAGCCACCCGGGGCAGCTCCACCACTCGCACCCGTTGAGGGGTCAAAGCATGGGGCGATGGGCATGCTACTCCCTCCAGGTGATGCAGGACTGTGCAAAGGTGGGCACAGTCGCAGCGTTGTCCACCTTCACAAAGAGGTAGAGGGAACCGTTGCCCGGGGCAGACAGGATTTGGAAGAGGGGCAGCTGCACACTGAAAGCTACACACTGTGAGGTAGTGGTAGTCAGGCCTGCCACAAGGTCTGCCTCAGTGTCAGGCACCAAGGTGTAGTCACCCGCTGCATCAGCGCAAATCCGCATGGTGAGCTTGGTGGCACTGGGTGCGCCCCCTGCAGTCAGACGGATATGCACACCTTCGACAATGCCCCGAAAGTTGACCGCCTGCTTGCTGTCAGGCAGGTTGGCAGTGAGGTCATGCTCATGCACAGCTGTCAGGCTGAAAGCTGTGCCGACGGTTTGAGCGCCTGTCTGCAGGCTGTCATGCAGGAAGTTGGTAATGCGGGTGGGCATCTATCTCTCCTCATTCACGGACTAAGATGCAGCAATCATATCACTGGGCAGCACCCATTACCTCTGCAATCTGCCCCACTTGTCTGCGCCTGACCTCTTCTGCATCCCCTATGGGGGCTCTCTCGAGCAGCAGGCCTGCAGCAGACTGGGCACCGGTCTTGGGTGTCATTTCGCCTGTGTAGACCTGCACAGGTTCTGTGCCCGGTTTCAGCTCGAGGGCAGGGGCACCGGCTACCATGGCCTGCTCAATGGCATCAGGGGTGAGGGCTCGCATGACACTCATGGCCTGCTTGCCATCCTCACTCAGCTCAAAGACCTTGTAAAGGGGCATGCCCGTCTCATCCCTCCCCCAGAAGAGGTGAGGGGTGCCCTTAGGGGCCTTGCTCCAATACTGGGGCAGGCGCTTGTTTGCCAAACCCTCAGGAGGTGGCACATCCTGAGGCCTGAACACGCGCTCAAACCAATCCCAAGCGCCCACTTGCCTGCCTGCATCCATGTGGTGCGCATACAGCGCAGCAGCCCAGAGCATCTGCTCATCGCTTAGGGGTGTGGCCCCTGCGATACCCTGAGTGCGGTACTGCTGCCCCTGTGCGAACTGCTCCGCAGCATCGTACACTGCAGGCAGTGCCTCATCTGTGAGGGCACGGGTGATGACCTCACTGCCCTCAACCACCTGCTCTACTGCTGCCCCTGTGGTCTGCGCTGCATCTGCTGCCCGTCGCAGGTCTTGGTAGAGCAGGTCACCTTGACGCGCCATGCCAAGTGCCAGCTCTGCAGGCGCGAAGAGGGGCACCTCAGGCCCAAAGTAGACCCCATCCCCTGCATTGACTACACCCAAGGCCTTGAGGCTCTTGTCTCCATGCAGGTTGTATGGGTCTTGCGCCCGGGCCTGCTGCATCTTGGCCTTGAGCGCTACCCGTGCTGCGCTGGGGTTCTCCATCATGGCGCGCACCAGCTCAGTGTAGAGCTTGGTGTTGCCCGCTGCTGTGGCATACAGCCTGCCCAGCCGGTCACGGATGACTCCGGGCACCTCACTGTAGTCAAAGAGCGCCCTGCGAGCATAGGCAGCAGCATCCTCAGGGGTCGCACCCTTGAGCAGCTGAGCCTCAAAGGCTGCCTGCCTCATGCTGTGCTCAGTGGCTTCTGCTGTCCGAGTCCAGAAGGATTTATCCAGCGGGTTTAGCTCCCGCTTGACCACACCCTCAAGCGGTCCCTCTGCTGCCCTTCTGGCATCCCTGAGCATGTCATCTGCAATACTGCCCACCCGCTGTGACTCAATGGTGCTGTACCCAAGTCCCAGCTCATCACCCAGGTCAGCGAGCTGCTTGCCTGAGTAGTACACCCCATCATTGGTGGTGAGGCCTCCCCCAAAGAGCCTGCGCCGTATCAGCCTATCTGTAATGTCGGCAGACTCTCTCAGGCCTACAGTCAGCAGGGGTGTGATGGCTTGACGGAAGAGAGCAGCAGGGAAGCCCATCACATTGGGCAGCACATACCCGTACTGCGCATTGGTCACGATATTGCGGCGACCTGTGGCAAAGATGAAGTCAAGCACCTCACCAAGCACCTGCTGCACAGCACCCCGGGCTCTTGGGGTGATGCTTTCGATGAACTGGGCAAACTCTTCGCCATTCTCTGCAAGCACTCGCTCTGCATGGCTCTGGCGCAGGTCATAGACCCGTTTCCTGATGCGGTCCCCTGCTCGCAATCGGGGCACCTCCACATCCACAGCCTTTGCCATAGCGTCTACAGCTCGAGACAGACCGGCTGGCACATCCCCTGCCTGCTTGGTGGCAGCCTCAATGGCGCTGCCAAGCTGCTCACTGTACCTGCCCTGCGCTGCAAGGGCCTTCTTGGTGCCCTCATCTACCGCCACCTTGAGCATGGCCTTCTGATAGTCGGGTGCCATCCATGAGGTCAGCCTGCTCGTACCCCGTGCCCCTGCGAGCCCGGGCACATTGGCCTTCATGAGTGCTTGGTCTACTGCCCTGATGGCATCTACTGTGGGCATGAAGAGGGCTGTGCTGCCCGTGGCTGTGGCCACAAGACCCCGGTCAATGGCAAGCTCAAGCAGCACCTGCCCCTTCTCTTCATCGCCATACATGGACCCCAGCACCTTAGCCCATGCCTCATTGGCACCCAGTGGGCTGGGAGCCTTGGCAAGCTCTTCCACAAGCAGGGCATCTACTGCCTCATCTGCGTTGCCCAGCTCCTGCGCTGCCTTTGCAAGGCGCTGCCCCATGCGCCTGTATTCCGTCTGCGCTGCTGCCCGTATCTGCTGCCTTGCTCGGGCTACTGCTGCAGTCTCTCTCTCGAGCATGCGCGGACCACCAAGCACAGCCTTGGCCCGTCTCATCCCGGGGGTCTGCATCCCTCGAGACTTGAGCAGCAGGTCAAGGCCTTCTGTCTGCCCCTCAAGGAAGGTCTGCGCTGCAGTCAGGTCACGGGCAAGACGCGCCTGCTTGGGGGCGGTCTGGATGGCATGGGCATCCTCAAGCAGTGTAGTGGCTTCCCTGCGCAGGCCTGCAGGCACATCCTGCCACCTTTCGAACTGCTTGAGCTGGTCTGCTACTGCATCAGGCAGCCTGTGCAGCACAGCCTGAGGGCTTGCTTGGAAAGTCTTGCGCCGGAACTGCCCCAAGCTCTTTCTCATGGACTGCTCAAAGACCCGGGGCACACCCACATTGGCTGTGACCATGACCACATCATCAGGCACATTGAGCATGAGCTGCCTGCCAAAGAGGGCAGCATCCTCACCAAGGAACGGGGCCACATCCCTCATGACCTGTGCAGGTGTGTCACTTGTGGCCTTGATGGCTTGCTTGGCTTGAGTCGCTACAGTCTCAGGCAGTGCTGCTGAGTCAAGCACGGACTGCGCCACCCGTCGCACCACCCTCCCATCTGCTGCGCGCCCTGTGGTGACTGCAGCTGCAATGTCTGCCACAGGGTTGGCGACTGCAAGCGCAGCAGACTGGGCAGTTTTGGTGAGCCTTGTGGAGGGCTTGCCTGCCTGGACTGCTTCTGCTGCCTGGATGGCTGCCTTGCCTGCTGCATTGGCTGCCTTTGCTACGCCCGGGGCCTTACCTGCGAGGGTCGCCAAACCCTTTGCCCCCTTGATGGCTGTGCCCGGGCCTGCAGGCATGAACACATCCTGTAGACTACCCGCATAATAGGCAGCATCAGGGTCACCCCACACTTCTGCATACCAATCCCGGACTGCAGGAGCATCAAGGAACTCATCACCCATTGTGCGCCCTGCAGCTACATTCTGAGCAATGCGTGCGATTTCCGCCTGCTTGAATCCCTCCCAATCCTCGAGGGGACTGGGCACCTCCACCACATTGACGCGCCGCTTGCCCTCAGGGTCAAAGGTGGTGAGCTTGCGCTCCTGCGAGGTGGTAGCCACCCCGGGGGTAGGAAAGGCAAGCTGGGGGACTGCCTTGATAAAGTCCTCAAGGGCCTGCTCATACTCAGGGGCTACGGTCCCCACAATCTTGCGCCCAATAGCTGTGGGAACCTGTAGGGGGTACACCACATCAGGCACCCCAATGCTGCGCCGTGCCTGAGCGATGGCAAGGCCCAAGTCATCAGGGTCTTTGGGCACCCCATACTTGTCCACCTCATAGCCAAGGCCCCGAAAGTAGCCCTCTGCAGCAAGGGCAGACACCCACCCCATTGTGCTGCGCAGTGCTGCCCCCAGCTCGGTTTCCACCACCCCTGCAGCCTCCCCTGGGCGCGTCAGGATGCCTGACAGTACAGGGCCTGCGAACTCGAGGGCGCTGACCTCTTCGCCTGCTGCTACCTTGGCATCAATCTTCGCCTGGTCCGCTGCAATCTTCTCCCCAATCCTACGGGCAGACTCAGCCCCAAGGATGGGCTGCAGGGCAAAGGCTTCCTGTACCTCTTCCTCTGCTGTAGGAGGCCTGAGCACTCCCTCATCTACAATGCTGCGCTCAGTCAGGAACTCACCCTCAGGAGTGACTGCAGGTATCTCCTGCTCCACAATGCGGGTGGGGCGGAAGAAGGGCAGGCCTTCCTCTGTCACTCGCTTTGCTTCCTCTTCGCCCGGCTGGATGATGCGGGTGGCCTGCTCCTGAGCCTTGCGCCGTTCTTTCTCGAGGGTGGCAGCTTCCTGCGCAGGGCGCTCCTGTTCAGGCACAAAGGTCTGACGCGCTGCCATCTCTGCCCGTGCTGCTTCTGTTGCTGCTTCCTCTCGAGCAGCTGCAAGCTGTGTAGCAGGAGGGATGGGGGCAATAGGTGTGGGCACCTCTGCCATAGGCTCTACAGGCACCACAGGCT